GGCAACACCAATGGCCGGAATTCTTATCATTTTCTATTAAAATAATTATATAGTCGAACAATTTCGGCAGTAGTTGCAGCAATGAGGTGTAGTTTGCCAATTCTGAATATTTAATAATCTTGTCATTTGAACACCCAAGCGCTCTGCAGATATCCTCGTTGCTTCCAAAATAAGCCATGTTCTGTACTAGTTTAGCATTCATTATATATATATAACTATAAAACATTCTAAACTTTCCAAAAATATAAATCCAAAAATATAAATCCAAAATATTTGGCTGGAGAATTATAAAAATCTTCTAAAAGTTATAGAGTTTCAATTATTGAACTGGAATAAATATCAATCTATTACAATACGACTTATACTGCTGGGTTTGGGTTGGGACCCCCCACGTGGTTAATGATAATATAGATAACTGCATATTTACGTACACTGGAGTGTTGTCGTTTAGTATTTGAACCTCGTTTTGAAACGACCCGTTAAAAATCTGGGTGGGTCCACACCCCATTGGTCCAGATTTAGAAGTGGCTAATATCTCTTCATATCCAGCGGTTCCATAGGCCGCATTTATCGTAACAATAAACTGTGTTGAAGTGATACCGCTCCCAGACGTAGATCGAAGTGCTGGGTTATATGATACGATATACGAACCAGCATTAATGTAGCCTATAATTGTATTATTGCCAGTCCACGTCGAAGTAATTTGTCCACTTGGGAATATATTAAAGGTTGTTGGTTTTATATAACACTTATGCGACATATATATATATACTTATACTGAATATATTTATAATGAAGATATTTTAGTAAATGAAACAATATTCAAATAAACTTCTGAGGCATTTGTAGTTCCCCAGGTGGCTCCAGTTAATACACAGTTCAAGTAGACGTACATTGGAGTATTGGGTGAAGTTACAACGAACGAATTAGAGATCGTCTGTCGCATTGAGTTTGTACCTACTAGTCCAAGTTGGCCAGTTTGGGGTGTAGCCGCGACAATTTGCCCTCCTCCCGATACTGAAGCCCCAAGAGAAATATATGCTTGTGTGTTGGTTATAGGACCAGTGCCGTTTACAAGGTAACTTACATTATAGTTGCAAAAATATACACCTGGACTCAAGTACGTAATAGGAGTGTTATTGCCAGACCACAGCCCACTTGGCTGAGTATTTGGGATATTATTCAACATTATACGAGACGATTGAAATCCACTACGAATTGCCATTATATATAGTTATATATATTATATTATAATAGGTAACGCTCCCACAATGGGGGAGCGATAGAGATTAAAAGTAGCACGCTCACCAGTGGAAGGCAGCATAAAAGCAGCATAAAAGTAGCACGCTCACCAGTGGAAGGCAACGTGGGCTGGCATAATTTTATAAAATGTTGCGGGAGTAAACGACCAGCCAGTGGCTTGGTATTCGGCTCGCTGTATACTTAGAGATTTTTCAAATGGATTTTAATCCCTACTGCTCCCCTATTAGGGGAGCACCCCCTAATATCATATTCCCTATCGCTCCCACAATGTGGGAGCGTCCACTAATAAAAAATACAACCCCACTCGTGGCGACTATCCAGCCTAGTATTATTACCAATGTATGAATGTATGTGTACGCACTAGTCTGGGTCGGTTAGCAAATATATACGTATAATATGCTTTTTTGAAAACCTATAAATAATCTTTTTTACAAAAATAATATCTATAATAACCTATATATCATACACAGCATACACAAAACTAAAACAAGTACATAAATAATATATAATATAATAGATAACAATAGCATATATGCTCTCAGGTTTGCTACTATAGTCCTGTGTATAGTCTTTTTGAAGCACATACATTTTGTATACATTCCCCCACATAGGTTTTTAGAGTATCTATTTATGCAATTTTAACAAATGAAATAACATTCGCATTGGCGTCTAGAGTAGCAACTGAACTTTGGTAATTTCCAACAGATAATGTAGCAGTTAGTGAAAAGTATACAGGAGTATCATCAGCGGCAATTGTAATAACACCCATGTTTGAGCACTTGTTTGTAGCATTCGCAATAGACGCAGCAGAGGCCACGTGTTGAATGAGCCCGACAGCACCAACTCCTCCGAGAATTGCTGTAGTTGTAAGTGCGTAGGTCACAGAATTCACAGTAGCCCCTGCTGTTAAAGGTGAAACTGCATAAGACACTTGAACCAAATAACGGCCGGCGTCGATAGTTGTAACTGGTGCGAGCAGATTTGTAAAAGCAACTCCGGTTGCTGTTGAAGGAATAGTATATTTAACAATTTGAGACGAAAGACCTGAACGAGTTGACATTATATATTATCTATAGATAAAAATATTTGTAGATTATATACAATGAACAGAAAGCAACCAAGTATGCTAAAGCAACAACCAAGTATGCAAAAAGAACCTACATTTACTAGAATGGCACAAAAGGGTCTTCCATTTTTACACGAATATGTCGACTTGTACGCATTAAATGCTAATTCTCTAACGGCTTTACCTGTACCTATTTCGTTTACACAAACACGTAATAAACCTTTCCTAGAGAAACCAGACGATTACTATTTATCTGTAGTTAGATTTCAAGTAGATACAAATACGTTACCAGTCTTCAATGCGTTGATTCAGTTTAACCAAGCCAACAGAGATTTAACGATTTACTCTGTTACGCTGTCTTGGCAAAACCCAGCCGCGCCGTTTCAAACATTTACGCAGCAGACATATGTTCTCTGGATACCTCAAAATCTAGCGTCTCCTATTCCACAGCCTCCTTCTTTAACACAGACCAAGTTCCAAGACAATAGCGGTGGGTATTATTACTCGTATAACTATGCGTATTTCATTTCGTTAATCAACAACGCATACGCTACTTGTTTTTCTGCGTTGAACGCACAAGTGACTGCTGCTGGGTTGGTTCTCCCTACAGCACACTCTCCTGTAATGACTTGGAATATCGACCGCGGCATTGGGGTTTTGAACGCAGACGTTTTAGGGTACGACACTAGTGCTGCGTCGTTTATCAATATTTTTATGAATTCTCCGTTATACAATTTATTCAACACCTTGCCGGCATATATTCTTGATCCAGATTCGACATTTGGCCGAGATTTCCGAATCGACACTTCTAGTTTTGGTAATTCCACAGTAGTCGGATTCCCGTTTTATCTACCTACATATAACGCCCTTCAAATATTTCAAGAAACTTCTTGCCTAGGTGTATGGTCTCCTATAAGCGGCATTGTTATTACCTCGAACACATTGCCGATTAATTCAACAAATATCGCTAATCCTTGCATATACGTAGACGGCATTCCTACCGGCACAAACGGTAACAACTCGGACGTGTTGCCTATTATAACAGATTTTCAAGCAGCAGACGGGCAATACAAGAACCAAATCACGTATATTCCAAGTGCACAGTATCGCTACATCGATTTAACTGGCAATGGGCCTTTATATACTGTAGATATTCAAATGTATTGGCGCAACAAGGTCGCAGAGTTGATTCCTTTGAGATTGGCTCCAGGTGCGTCCGCATACGTTAAAATACTATTCCAAAAGAAGGACCAAATGGCCGGTAGCTCTAAAGCAGAGTTTAGCGACAAGTTTCAAAGTTTATAACTTTAGAAGATTTTTATAATTCTCTAGATAAATATTTTGGATTTATATTTTTGGATTTATATTTTTGGAAAGTTTAGAATATAGTTTTATAGTTGTAGTTTTATATATAGTTAAGAAATGTATAAAGAGTAACTGATATATAAGTATATAAAAAAATGTCTCTAAAGGTTTCACGCAATATTAATTATTCTGCTGTGAGTATCTATAAGTTGTGTTGTAAAGATGTGGCAGTACAAGAGATTTACGTAGGGCATACTACGAATTTCAAAGGTCGTAAGTGTCAGCATAAATCAGCGTGCACAAACGAGTTGGATAAGCGGCATAATTTATATGTATACCAATTTATACGAGCACACGGCCATTGGAGTAATTGGAATATTATAGAGATAGCCCGGGTGGAATGTTTAGATAAAAGGGGGGCTGAAACCAAGGAACGAGGCTATATTGAAAGCCTTGGAGCCGAATTAAATAAAAATATACCGACTATAACCAACAAAGAGGCAGCAGAGCGTCATAAAAAATGGAATGAGGAACACCGCGAATATATAAGTATAAAGGCCAAAGAGTATTATGCGAATAACAAGGAGAAAGTAACACTAAGGGGTAAAGTATATCGCGAAAAGAATGCAGAGAAGGTAGCAAAGTACCAAAAAGAGTACAGGTTGCGCAAGAAATTGGAGAAGGCCACCGAGGCTTTGGAGACTTCGCAAATGGCTCTTGAGGATTTATAGATATCTTTGGAAATTGATATATATATATTTTAGTCTAAAATTATTTTCTTTGAGTAGTATATATGTCAAGTTTCTCAACCGTTCTTATCGAAGAGTCCAGTATCGCCGATTTAACCAGCAAAGAAGTCTTTGGAGTGTATAGCGGATCGGGGCAAAAAACTTTTAACCGTTTTTTAGCGACCTCAGCCTCAAACGCCAGCCTTATTTGGAATGTTCAGATTCCTTCAGAGAATATCGTCGTGTCTCGCCACCCCTTGATGCAGACTGATATCAACTTTACTATTTCTATTAATAATCCAGTTCCCGCTGGAGAGTTGGCCTTTGATTACGGCGCCACCGACGCGCTCCAATGCTTTCCCCTCCAAAGTCTTTTTACCAACTATTCGGTAATGGTTAACAACACAAGTATTACTACAAATATCCAAGACATTCTCCCCCAAATTACCCAAATGTACGATAAACGCCAATTAACTAGATACAACTCCACCACTCCTAGCATGCCCGACAATTCTTTTGGGCAGTACAATTACGCAGCAGGAACCAACTCTAACCCTCTTGGTAGCATCTTTGATATGTCTTACGATTCAGATTTTGCTCCTCGTGGCGCATTTGACCTGCGTGGCTGCTTCCCTGCGCGGTTCATCGGAAATGTCTTTCAAGATACTTCGCTTATCTCTACTGGTGCTGCGAATGAAAATTGGAAGGTCTACGTGTTTTGTTCCGTTACCGAGCCATTTCTCTGTCTTTCTCCATTTGTCGATTTGAATGCCGACAATTCAAGTGGGCTCATTGGAGTAAACACGGTGACCCTTACTTGCAATGTTGATTCCACTTGTAAACGGCTTTGGTCTACTTCAAACTACAATTTGGTTGGAACCGCACTGGTACCTTATATTACGTCGATTACACTCGGCACTGCAGGAGCACCTGCTGGCGCTGGGGTTATTTCCACCTCTCCAAACGGATTCGAATCCACTTATCTGTTAATGGAATTCTTATCTCTGCAACCAAGCCAAGCCGCTAGAATGTCTTCAAAATGTGTGGTGCCTTACATGGACTATCCTAGATATATCACCCCAGCCTCTAATTTGGCCGCTATGCTTTCTGGTGGAAATGCCCCGATTACTTCCCAAAATATTCAACTAAACTCTATTCCAGATTTATTTATCATCTGCGTCCGGCAGCAAATGGCCACGCAATCTTGGCAAAACACTAGCGGATTTCTTACTATTAATAACATTTCTATTTCGTTCAATAACAAGTCTGGTATTTTGGCTAGTGCGAATCAACAACAGTTGTTTAACCTGTCTGCTAAAAACGGTTGCTGCCAAACTTGGCAGGAGTTCAGTGGACTCGCAAATGCAAACAGTTTGCTTGGAAATGGCGTGTCAGTGCCAATGTTGGGGTCTGTGTTGGTGCTTAATCCTTCACTGGATTTCGGCCTCGATGACTTTTTGAGCGCTTCTTCGCTGGGACAGTTCAACCTATTGGTTACTTTGAATGTCAGCAACCAATACGATTACTCAGTGCAGCCTGAATTGATTATCATTACTGCATCGTCTGGGCTATTTATCACTGAAGCTGGTGTGTCGTCTACTTACCTTGGTATTCTTTCAAAACAAGCCGTGTTGGACGCCAAGTCTGGTTCACCTGCAATTGATTCCAGTTCTTATGAGCGGCTGGTTGGTGGACGTCAATCGTCTCGTGGGGTTGGAAATATGCTCAAATCTGTTCACGGCCTGGCAAAACATTCATCCCCGGCAATGGTTGGTGGTGGGGTAGTCGGAGGTGGACGAAAGGGTAAACTCGGCAAATATCTGTAATTTTAATCTCAATATAGAATATAACATGTTCGATCCGAGAATAGTCCAAATCTTAAAACAGAACGATAGAAACCACACTCCCAGTTCTGGCGAACCTCTTATGCTTACTGGTGGTCTACGTGTCCGCAAAAATCCGATACCAATTTTGAACAGCGAACCAGATACATTAGCAGTTGGTGAGCCAATTCCTACGAGGTTAATTGGAGGTAAAGGCAAACGTGTGCAATTGAATGAACTACAGAATGGCATTGAAGTGACCCGCGGTGGGTC